TCTTCAGATGATGGATTTCTACATCAACTTCACACTTGATGAGGAATTTAACGAAACCGTCCAGTCACCTATCCACGAAGATTTCTCTTATGCTTCCTTTAGTGAAGGAGAGAAAATGCGAATTGATCTAGCACTTCTTTTCACTTGGAGAGAAGTTGCGAGAATGAAAAATTCAGTCAATACAAATCTTCTGATTATGGATGAGGTGTTTGATAGCTCACTTGATGGATTTGGTACAGAAGAGTTCCTTAAGATTATTCGTTATGTGATTAAAGACGCTAACATCTTTGTTATCTCTCACAAGACAGGACTAGAGGACAGGTTTGAAAGTGTCATAAAGTTTGAGAAAATCAAAGGTTTTTCCCGTATGGTGGCCTGAACCACCAAAGAACAATGAATACTCCAAATTGGCAACACCATTCCAAGAAGGAACAGAAACGAAAACTTAAACCGCAAGCACTAAGGGCACGTAAAGAAGCCCTTAGACACTTCAAAAAGCGTCACATGAACCGCTCTAATGGGGCGGTTTCGTCGTATATTGGCTACATACGAAACGAATCCGATGCCTGTTCGCCACGAAATCAAATCTCAACTCGCTAAATTGCTTGCTACTGAAGATTTGGTGGTAGAGCACAAGAAGGTCTCTACTGCCTGCTTTAACGTCCATACTCGTGTTCTGACGCTTCCTCTATGGGAAAGGGCAAGTGGTGTTGTATATGATCTTCTTGTGGGCCATGAAGTAGGACATGCACTCTTTACACCAGATGAGGATTGGTTGGAGAAAGTAAAAGTTCCTCAACAGTTTGTGAATATTGTTGAGGATGCTCGTATTGAGAAACTGATGAAGCGCAAATATGCTGGACTTGCTAAAACATTTTTCAATGGTTATAAGGAACTGAACGAGGAAGATTTCTTTCAGATTGGTGATGATGATATCTCTACTTTCAATCTTGCTGACCGTACTAATCTTTACTTCAAGATTGGAAACTTTGTAACTCTTGATTTCAATCCAGAGGAAAAAGAAATCATCAATCTGATTTCTGCGACCGAAACTTTCGCTGATGCCCTGATTGCTGCTGAAGAACTTTACAAATATTGTAAGAAAGAAAAGGAGCAAGAACAAAAGGTTGCTGACTTCGATTCTCACGAAATGAGTGGAAACTCCCAGTCTCCTGCCAACGAAATCGTAGAGAGTAATGACTCCTCTTCAGAGCAAAATGAAGAGAGTGATAACTCCCAGGAAAAACCTGGAGAAACTGACTCATATGGTGGCACCGCTCAAGGGGAACAAACTCCTGTAAAATCTAGTGGAGAAGAAAGTGAGCCAGAAGTTCGCACTGCTGATTCGTTAGAAGAGAAGATCCGCGATCTTGTTGGTAATGATCCTTATGAAAATACTTATGTAGAAGTTCCTCAACTAAATCTTGATACTGTTATTGGTAAGAATTCTGAGGTTCATAAAGAGATTAATTTCTCCTTTGCTCATCAGCAAAAACTTCACAATAACCATGCTAATGATAAAGGATTTACTCCAGCAAATCTCTACAAAGAATCCGACCTTGAGTTTAAGAAGTTTAAATCTTCTGCTCAAAAGGAAGTGAGCTATTTGGTAAAAGAGTTTGAATGTCGCAAAGCAGCAGATCAATATGCTCGTGCATCAACTGCTCGCACTGGTGTTCTTGATACTGCTCGTCTTCATACCTACAAGTACAATGAGGACCTTTTCAAGAAGGTTTCAGTAATTCCTGATGGTAAGAATCACGGTCTGGTATTTGTACTGGACTGGTCTGGTTCTATGTCCGATGTGATGGTTGATACATGTAAGCAACTCTTTAATCTTGTTTGGTTCTGTAAGAAGGTTTCTATTCCTTTTGAAGTCTATGCCTTCACAAATGAATGGCGAAGGGGAGAATATGATTATGAGAATGACCGTTATCTTGCTGCTGATCGCACTCCTCATTACGAAAAGAAAGAAAGTCTGCTGCTTGTAGATGAAACTTTCTCTATGATGAATATTCTTACTAGCAAAGTAAATGGTAAAGAACTGGAACATCAAATGTTGAATATTTGGCGTCTTGCTTATTGCTTTGGTAGGTCTTATCATTCTCCTTATACTTACTCCAGTCGGATGGCTCTTTCTGGAACTCCTTTGAATGAGGCTCTAATTGCTCTACATCAAATCCTCCCGAAGTTCCAAAAGGAAAACAAACTCCAGAAAGTTCAGTGTATTGTTCTAACTGATGGTGAAGCAAATCAACTCGTCTATCATAAAGAAGTTCAGCGTTCTTATCAGAAAGAACCCGTTCTTGGAACTGGATATGTTCATCCACAAAATACTTTCCTTCGTGACCGTAAACTTGGCACAACCTATAATGTTGATTATGGGTATCACACCTTTACAGACACTCTTCTCAGGAATCTGAAGGACAAGTTCTCTTCTATGAACTTTATCGGTATTCGTGTTCTTGAGAGCCGTAATGCTAGTCGGTTCATTCAACTTTATCATTCTCAACTTGATAAGCAGTATGAAAAAATTCAGAACGATTGGAAGAAACTTCGTAGTTTTACTATCACTAACTCTGGATACGATGCATACTTTGGTCTCTCTGCTACAGCACTCTCTCAGGATAGCGAATTTGAAGTTGCTGAAGATGCTACCAAGTCACAAATTAAATCTGCATTTGTCAAGTCTCTGAAAACTAAGAAACTAAATAAAAAAGTTCTTGGTGAGTTTATTTCCCTGGTAGCATGAAACAAAAATTTCCTCTCCCCCACATAGTAAAGTGTGATGTTAAGGAAGTGTGGGTAGTTTGCAATAGTAGCATTACTGCAAAGGGAATGCCTGCCTTAATGGAAAAGTATTATCCTGGATATACTGCTTGTCTTTGCAGCGAAGACTATCTAGAAAAACTCAAGAACCAGTTAGCAAACTGACCACATGGGTCCCAAGAGGACCCTTTTTTCGTTTATAATGACTAGGTTGAAACAAAGCAAACGAATGGCACTCTCTTCTGACTACATCCGCACTTCTCTCCAGGCACTCTACGGCAACAGTGTGACTGGTGCTGATATTCGTGCTTGGTGTGCTCTGAATGATTCCAACTATCAGACGGTTACCAAGAAACTAGATCAGTTTAAGGTGGCTCGCGGTAAGTGGAATCTTGAAGTGACTCAACAAAAGGTAGAAGAAATCGAACGTACTTTCCAAGCACCAGCAGTGGTTCCCCCTATCGAACAAAACCTTATTCCCGATAAAGATGATACCTTCGTCAAGTTTGGCAATTTTAACGATATTAAAAAAATTATTTCCAGTCGTCTGTTTTACCCTACCTTTATCACTGGCCTTAGCGGTAACGGGAAAACTTTCGGAGTGGAACAATCTTGTGCTCAGTTGGGTCGTGAGTTGATTCGTGTAAACATTACTATTGAGACTGATGAAGATGACCTTATCGGTGGTTTTAGGCTTGTTGATGGGAACACTGCATGGCATAACGGTCCCGTCATCGAAGCACTGGAGCGAGGAGCAATCCTTCTCCTTGACGAAATCGACTTGGCTTCCAACAAAATCCTCTGCCTTCAATCTATTCTAGAAGGTAAAGGTGTCTTCCTGAAAAAAATTGGGCGTTGGGTAAAACCTGCTGATGGTTTTAATGTGATTGCCACTGCCAACACCAAAGGTAAGGGTAGTGATGATGGACGTTTCATCGGCACTAATGTACTTAATGAGGCATTCCTTGAGCGTTTTCCTGTAACATTCGAGCAAGAATATCCTTCTCCAAAAATCGAACAGAAAATTCTGGAAGGTGTTGCTTTGGATGTTAGTGTGGAAGACCGTGATTTCTGCAAGCGACTAGTGGATTGGGCTGACATCATTCGTAAGACCTTCTACGATGGTGGTATTGAGGAAATCATCAGCACCCGCCGTCTGGTCCACATCATCCGTGCCTACAGCATTTTCCAAGATAAAGCAAAGGCAATTCAAGTTTGCGTAAATCGTTTTGACGACGAAACCAAACAAGCATTCCTGGAACTTTATGATAAAGTGGATGCTGACTTCCAAATGCCAACTGAAAAGGTTGCCCAAGACGCTCCTTTCTGATAGAATATGAGAAGGTCAATGTGCCTTCTCTTTTGTCCTTTTACTATGAAACACAATGTCTGAAAACTTTGAGAGCACTTATGAAAGTCTTCTGCCATATAATTTTTCGGCAGATTACACGGCATCAGCAGATACTGTAAGCCTCTCTTCATTTGAAGATGATATTATCTCTAACTCGTTTTTTAATTTGAATATGCCTGAAGATACCAATAAAAATGGTTTTTGGAAGTATGAAGAAGATAAGACTTTGAAAGAAATCGAACAATATCTTTCTAGCACTTATCACCAACACTACACTTCTCAAGAATCCAAAACTCAAACTCTGGATTTAATTGAAAGTATTGGTGATGCTGAACCTTTCACTCGCTCAAATGCTATCAAGTATTTGTCTCGGTTTGGTAAGAAGAATGGTAAGTCTAAGATGGACATTCTGAAGGCAATCCACTATTGTATTCTTCTGTACCACTTTGCTGGTCTTCACAAAAACAATACTACTTCCGACTTTCCTTATTGATTATTATGAAACTCTCTGATAAAACTCTCTCTGTCCTGAAGAATTTTTCTTCTATCAATCAGTCTATTCTATTCAAACAAGGAAATAAACTTCGCACTATTTCTGTGATGAAGAATATTCTTGCAGAGGCAACTATTACTGAAGACCTTCCAAAAGATTTTGGAATTTATGATCTCAATCAATTTTTGAATGGCCTTGGACTTCATCAGAGTCCTGAACTTGATTTCAAAAATGATGGTTATGTAGTCATTAAAGAAGGAGAATCGCGTTCAAAACATTTCTTTGCGGATCCCACTGTCATTATTACTCCTCCCGATAAGGAAATTAATCTTCCTTCTGAAGATGTGTGCTTTGAACTCAGTACACAGGTTCTTGACAAACTCCTTAAAGCTGCAGCAGTTTATGGAGTTCCTGACTTGTCTGCTATTGGTGAAGCTGGAGTTGTGAAGTTGGTTGTTCGTGATAAAAAGAATGACACATCAAACGTTCATGAAGAAGTTGTTGGTGAAACTAATTCTGAATTTATGTTTAACTTCAAGGTAGAAAATATCAAAATTCTTCCTGGGACTTATGAGGTAGTTGTGTCAAAAAAACTTTTGTCACGTTTCACGTCCAAAAACCACGATCTGGTCTATCATATTGCTCTAGAACCTGATTCAACTTTCGGATGAATATTTTTGTAACTTCTCCTTGGCCTGCAGAGAGTGCTATTTGTCTCCCCGATAAACATATCGTCAAGATGCCCCTGGAATGTTGTCAAATGCTTTCCATCGTGGCATCTGAGAAGTGGGGTCATAACTATGGTCCTCTGTATAAGACTGATAACACTCCCTACAGAACTGAAAAGGGTGCGTTTCGTAATCATCCCTGTACCAAATGGGCTATGGAAAGTATCCATAATGCCTATTGGTTGATTAAACACGGACTGAACTTGTGCGATGAGTACACTTTGCGTTATAATAAGGTTCACTCCTGTTATAAGACACTTGTAGATGCTTTCTACTTGTTTCCAAAGGGGAAGATTACAGATGTAACTCCATTCGCTCGAGCTATGCCCGAAGAATGGAAATTTGATGATAGTATTGACACCTTTACTGCTTACAAGATGTATATCGCATCCAAACCCTGGGTAGCAGATAATTATCTTCGTATGCCAGAACGTAAACCTGATTGGGTATAAATTATGACTGAACTTACACAAGAACAACGACAAACAATTAAAGACGCACTCAATTCAATTCCAGAAGTAGCAAGAAAAGGAATGTATGGAACGATGGAAGGAGTTGAAGAA